CGATGAGGTCGACGCCTATCCGGCATCCGCTGACGATGAAGGCGATCCGGTCACTTTGGCGGAAGCACGATCATTGACCTTCGCCCATCGGCGCAAGGTCTTTCTGGTCTCGACGCCGACAATTCGGGGGCTGAGCCGGATCGAGCGCGAATATGACGCCAGCGACCAACGCCGGTATTTCGTGCCGTGTCCGCATTGCGGCCATGCACAATGGCTGAAGTTCGACCGGCTGCGCTGGCAGAAGGGGCGTCCGGAGACTGCGGAATATCATTGCGAGGGCTGCGAACAGCCCATCGCCGAACACAACAAGACGGCAATGCTGGGGGCTGGCGAATGGCGTGCAACCGCCACTGCCGCCGATCCCGGCACCGTCGGTTATCACCTCTCGGCACTCTATTCGCCCATTGGCTGGCTGAGCTGGGAGCGGATCGTGCGGGCTTGGGACGCGGCTCAAGGGTCAGACGAGGCGATCAAGGCGTTCCGCAACACGATCCTCGGAGAGACGTGGGTCGAAACCGGCGAAGCGCCGGACTGGCAGCGGCTATACGACCGCCGCGAGCGCTGGAAACCGGGTAATGTCCCTTTGGGTGGGCTGTTCCTGACGGCAGGCGGCGATGTGCAGAAAGATCGGATCGAGGTCGATATCTGGGCTTGGGGCCGAGGGCTGGAAAGCTGGCTCGTCGATCACATCGTGATCGAAGGTGGGCCGGACCGGCATGAGGCTTGGGGCGACCTGACCGAACTGCTCGGTCGGACATGGCCGCATGAACGCGGCGCGCATCTTAAGATCGCGCGGCTTGCCATCGATACCGGCTACGAGGCCCCAGCGGTCTATTCCTGGTCGCGGGCGCAGGGCTTCGCGCAGGTGGCCCCCGTAAAAGGCGTCGAAGGGTTCAATCGAGCAAGCCCCGTGTCTGGCCCGACCTATGTGGACGCGACCGAAGGCGGCAAGCGCCTGCGCCGGGGCGCTCGGCTCTGGACCGTGGCGGTCTCGACCTTCAAGGCCGAGACCTACCGCTTTCTGCGGCTCGAACGGCCAACGGAAGAAGAACGCGCCGACGGCGCGGCATTCTCACCCGGCACGGTCCACCTGCCGCATTGGGTCGAGAATGAATGGCTGAAGCAGTTCGTCGCCGAGCAGTTGGTCACGGTGCGCACTAAGCGCGGCTTCGCCCGGCTGGAATGGCAGAAGCTGCGCGAGCGGAACGAGGCGCTGGATTGCCGGGTCTATGCCCGCGCTGCCGCCTGGATCGCGGGGGCCGATCGCTGGACGGATGAGAAATGGCGCGACCTCGATGATCAGCTCGGGGTCGCCGACACCTCCACGGATCCCGCGGGGCAGATCAATCGTCTGGCGCAGACGTCGCAGGGAAAACGGCAGTCCGACTGGCTTGGACGGCGTGGAGGATGGTTTTGATGGCAGATTGGACGGAAACCGAGCTGTCGGCGCTGCGCCGGGCCTATGCCAGCGGAACGACCCGGGTCAGCTATGATGGCAAATCCGTGGACTACGGCTCGGCAGAGGATCTGCTGGCGCGCATCCGCACCATCGAGCGGGCCATCGCGGGGACGACACGGCCATTGCTGATCGCCGGTCTCGCGGGCTTTTCGCGCGGGGACCGCTGATGTCCGCCAACTGGTTTGACCACGCCATAGCCTCGGTGGCACCCCGCGCTGCGGCCCGCCGTGTTCTCGCTCGCCAAGCGTTCGAGACGCTGACGCGGGGCTATGATGGCGCGGCCAAAGGGCGGCGGACTGAAGGCTGGCGCGCGCCGGGCACCTCGGCCGACACAGAAGTCGGCGTGGCCGGGGCGCTCTTGCGCGACCGGATGCGCGATCTGGTTCGCAACAACCCGCATGCGGCGAAAGCCGTGGCGGTGCTGGTGAACAACATTGTTGGTGCGGGCATCATGCCCCGGGCAGCCAGCGGCAACGACAAGCTGGACCGCAAGGTCGATGCACTGTTCGCCCGGTGGTCGGATGCCGCCGATGCCGACGGCCAGCTCGACTTTTACGGCCTGCAGACGCTGATCTGCCGGGAAATGGTCGAAGCGGGTGAGGTGCTGGTACGCCGACGGTTGCGCCGCGCAGCGGATGGCTTGCCCGTCCCGCTGCAATTGCAGGTGCTGGAGGCCGACTTCCTCGACGCGACGAAATCAGGTGCGCTCGGCGCAGGACGTCTGGTGCAAGGGATCGAGTTCGACCCGGTTGGCAAGCGTCGGGCCTATTGGCTGCACGCCGAACACCCCGGCGACGCCTATGGCGCATTGCAGTACGGCCTGCAGAGCCGCCCGGTCCCTGCGACCGAGATCGCCCATGTGTATGAAAAACAGCGCACGCAGGCCCGGGGCGTTCCCTGGGGCGCACCGGTGATCCGCAGCTTGCGCGATCTGGACGATTACGAGGTGGCCGAGCTGGTCCGCAAGAAGACCGAGGCCTGCGTCACCGCGATCGTCTTCGGCGACGACGAAGCCCAGCAGGGTATCGCGCCCTCCGTGGTCGATGCCGATGGCAACCGCGTGGAGCAGTTCGAGCCCGGCCTTATCGCCTATGCGCGGGGCGGCAAGGATATCCGTTTCAACCAGCCCTCGGCGACGGGCGGCTACGGCGAGTACAAGCGGGCGAGCCTTCACACGATCTCGGCCGGGTTCCGCGTGCCCTACGAGTTGCTGACGGGCGACCTCAGCCAGGTCAACTATTCCTCGATCCGGGCCGGGCTCGTCGAGTTCCGCCGTCAGATCGACGCCGTGCAGTGGCAGCTGTTCATTCCGATGTTCTGCGCCCCGGTCTGGTGCTGGTTCACCGAGGCCGCATGGGCGGCGGGGCAGATCCCATCGCCGGATGTGCCCGTCGAATGGTCGCCGCCGAAGTTCGAGGCGGTTGATCCGCAGAAGGATGCGATGGCGAACCTCTTGTCGATCCGGTCGGGCACCATGACGCTGGCCGAGGTGATCGCGAAGCAGGGCCGCAACCCCGACGCCGTGCTGGCCGAAATCGCCGCGACCAACGCCAAGCTCGACGCGCTCGGGCTGGTGCTCGACAGCGATCCGCGGCGCGTCACCAAGACCGGCAGCGCGCAGACCAGTGACCCGGCCAGCGATCCCGCCGACGACGATCCCACCGCCGACGCGGAAACCGACCCGGCGCAGGCCAACCAACAGGACTGACCAACATGGACACGATGATCGAACTACCGGCCCTGCGCCGGTCGGCGGAGCTTGCGCCAAACACAGCCGATACCGACGCCCGCACCGTCGAGGTGGTTTGGTCGGCGGGCGCGCGCGTTCGCCGGTCGACGCTGTTTGGTGAGCCCTATGATGAAGAGCTCAGCCTCGACCCGACCCATGTGCGGCTGGATCGGCTGAATGCAGGCGCGCCATTTCTGAAGGTGCACGAAATCGACACGCTCGACGCCGTGATCGGCTCGGTCGTGCCGGGTTCGGCGCGTATCGAAAACGGTCGCGGCATTGCGCAGGTCAGGATCAGCGAACGCGCGGACGTCGAACCGATCTGGCGCGACATCCAGGCGGGCCACATCCGCGCGGTCTCCATCGGCTACCAGGTTCACCGTTTCGAGGTCTCGAAACCCGAAGCGGCCCGAGAACTTTGGCGCGCGGTGGACTGGACGCCCTTCGAGGTGTCCGCCGTGCCCGTTGGGGCAGATCCCGCCGCAGGGTTTCGCGCCCAATCCCCACTTCACGACTGCGTCCTCCATCGCCGGGACGTCCCACCCACCAACAGAGGAGCCATCCCGATGACGGACAAACCCAATGCCCCGGCCGCAGAGGCCACAGACCAGCCCAGCGACCCAATCGCGACCGAGGACACTACCATGACTGAACCGAAGACACCTGTGGCCGAGCCGAAGGTCGCTGCCGTTGAGACCCGCGCGCAGCCGAAGCCGCAGAAGCCCGAAGCCGCCGCACCCGATACCGAAGCTGTCGCGACCCGCGCCCGCGAGGCGGAGCGCGACCGCGTCTCCACGATCTATGATCTGGCGGGCCGTCTGAACCTCGAGCGCAGCTTTGCCGAGGATTTGGTCAAGCGCGGGACCGATATCGGCGAATCCCGCCGTCTGATCCTCGATCAGGTCGCCTCAAAATCCGAGGAAACCCGCACCTTCAGCCAAGTGTCGATCCCGCTGGGCGGCCGCGACGAGCAGATCACCCGCCGCGACGCCGTCGCGAATGCGCTGCTGCACCGATACAGCCCGACGCTCTTCACTCTGGAAGATGCCGCGCGCCAGTATCGTGGCATGACGCTCATGGAACTGGCCCGAGAGAGCCTTGGCAATGCGGGCGTAAACACTCGCGGCCTGTCGCGCGACGAGGTGGCGACGCGCGCTCTGCATTCGACGTCCGACTTCCCCGAAATCCTGTCGGCGGTCACCAACAAGACGCTGCGACAAGCCTATGATGCCTATCCGCGCACCTTCATGCTGTTCTGCCGCCAGGTGCTGGCCACTGACTTCAAGGCGATGCACCGGGTCCAACTCGGCGAAGCCCCGCAGCTGCTCGAGGTCGGCGAGAGCGGCGAGTTCAAGCGCGGCACGCTCGGGGAGTCGAAGGAGAGCTACAAGGTCAAGACCTATGGCCGGGTGGTCGCCATTACCCGCCAGACGCTGATCAACGACGATCTCGACGCCTTCACCCGGATCCCGGCGATGTATGGCAATTCCATCGCGCAGCTGGAAAGCGATGTGGTCTGGGGCATCATCACCGCCAACCCGGCGATGGCTGACGGCAACGCGCTGTTCCACACCACCCACAAGAACCTTGCGGGCACCGGTGCAGCGCTGGCCGTCGAGGCGGTGGGTGTCGCCCGCGCGGCGATGGCCAAGCAGACCGGGCTCGACAAGAAGACGGTGCTGAACGTCCGCCCCGCCTTCCTGATCGTACCCGCATCGCTCGAACTGAAGGCGGAGCAGATGGTTGCCCAAAACCTCGTACCCGCCGCAACCTCCAACGTCGTGCCTCAATCGATCCGCACGCTCGCGCCGATCAGCGAGCCCCGGCTTGATGCCGCCAGCGAGACCGCCTGGTATCTGGCGGCCAGCCCGAACCAGATCGACACCATCGAATACGCCTATCTCGAGGGCCAGCAGGGCGCGTACATCGAAACGCGCAGCGGCTTCGACGTCGACGGCGTCGAGATCAAGTGCCGCCTCGACTTCGGCGCCAAGGCCATCGACTGGCGCGGCCTCTACAAAAATCCTGGTGCGTAATCTGCTCTATTCCAGACATCTGAAATTTGATGGGCGGTCCAATCGGGCCGCCCTTTCTTGTTTGCGGGGATTGAAATGCTTCCAAGGAATTCCGAGCCGATCTGCGGCTTTCCGGGCTACTATGTCACGCCTGCGGGTCAGGTCTGGAGCACGAAGGGCAAAGACGGTTCTGCAGACAAGGCAACGGCAAGGGTTCTGAAGGGGGCGCTTTCGGATGGATATCCGCGCGTCACCCTTTGCAACGCTGGCAAACGAAAGCGCCTGTTCATCCATCGTCTCGTTGCCGAGACCTTTCTCGGCCCTTGCCCGGATGGGCTGGAGGTCGCACATCTGAATGGAAACCGGCGTGACAGCCGCCTGACCAATCTGCGCTACGTCACGCGCAGCGAAAACCATCGGCACAAGATCGACCACGGCACGATGCCGATGGGCGACAGCCATCCCAACCGCTCGATCTCTGAAGGGACAGCCCGACAGATCGGCGCGCGGCTGAGGGAGGTCGGTTCCTACATTCAGGTTGCCGAGGAGTTTGGAACCACCACTGGTGTTGTTTCCCAAATCGCGAGGGGTCGGAACTGGCGGCACGTCTTTCCGAAAGACTGGAAGCCCCCTGCGCGACAACGGCTTTCCGGGCAACAGCGTGTGGAAATCCTGAGCCTCGCTGCCGACGGTAATCGGCAGACGGACATCGCCGAGCAGTTCGGCGTCACCCAATCGGCAATCAGCCATCTTCTGAAACGAACAGCACGGAGCCCATCCAATGGCTAAGAACTTCATTCAACCGGGTGACACTATCACCCTGACCGCGCCCTATACGGTCACATCCGGCGATGGCTTGCTCGTCGGCTCCATCTTCGGCGTTGCCGCCGGGGATGCTGCCAATGCCGAGACGGTGGAGGCCGCGCTCGTCGGCATATTCGATCTGATAAAGGTTGCTTCTCAGGCATGGTCCGCCGGTGACAAGGTCTATTGGGACAACACGAACAAGGAAGCCACCAAGACCGCCACGGCGAATACTCTGATCGGCGTGGCCGTTGAGGCTGTTGCAGGCGGCGCGGGTGACCTGATCGGCCGTGTACGCCTGAACGCGAGCTTCTGATGACGGCGTTTACTGCCGTTCTTGATGCTCTGTTCGCGGATCCCAACATCGGGCGCGAGGCGGTCTACACCTCAGAGGGTGGCGCGGCCGTGCTGGTGCGCGTCGTCTCCCGGCAGGCTGATGCGATCACCGACTTCGGCGATGCCCGGCTCTGGTCGGAAACTACCCGGGTCGACCTGCGTGTCGCTGAGGTTCCGGCCCCGCGTCCAGGTGACCGCTTGGAAATGGATGGCGAAGCCTTCCTCATTCAGGGCGAGCCCGTCCGCGACCGCGAGCGGTTGGTCTGGATCGTGGATCTGAGGCCCGCGTGAAGCTCAAGCTCGACATCGATCCCGACATCGTGGCCATGATGGCAGCCGAAGTTGCGGCAGGCGAGCGCGCGGTGACAGCCGCCATGCGCGAGGCCGGAACTGGCCTGAAGACTGCCTGGCGTACGCAGATTACTGGCGCGGGGCTCGGACGGCGGCTTGCAAACTCCATCCGCAACCAGAACTTCCCGAGGTCGGGCGAGAGCTTGGATGCAGCTGCGCTGGTCTGGTCCAAGGCACCAGTCATCGTGGGAGCCCACGATACCGGCCCGCTGATCCGCTCCAAAGATGGATTCTGGCTGGCGATTCCGCTGCCCGCCGCAGGCAAATCCACGCGCGGCGGCCGGATCACGCCCGGCGAATGGGAACGGCGGCGCGGTCTGCGCCTGCGGTTCGTCTATCGCCGGATAGGGCCGAGCCTGCTCGTGGCGGAGGGGCGGCTGAATACGAAGGGCCAGACAGTTGTGTCGCGCTCGAAGACCGGACGCGGCAAGGTCACCGCGCCGATCTTCCTGTTGGTGCCGCAGGTCAAGCTGCCGAAGCGGCTGGATCTCTCGCGGGATGCAGACCGGGCGTTGGACAGCGTGCCGGGGCTGATCGTGGCGAACTGGGTGGAGGGGCATTTCAACTGAAGAAATTGCGCACCACCGCGCTAGCTGAGGATCCTCAGAGTCTCTTTGACCGTCAGCAAGAGTCTTTTCTGGAATTCGGCGATGAAAGTGGGCAACCGCAAGTTAATCTTGTCTTCATCGCCGTAGAAGAGGTTTCTGCTGCCATATGATGTGAGGCGTCCGTTCTCACGGTCGGGCATGAGGATAAACCTCTCTTGCACATGTCCGCTCGCCCTAACTTCGTAGACCTTGGGTTGTTCGTCAAAAAAACCTTCATGGATGATCAGATTTCGAAGGGCCTCTGTTTCCGTGATCAGATCGCAAGGCTCAAATAGCGTCCCGGGTTTGTTGTTGAGTGATATGCGACGACGGTCGCCGAAGAGCTTATTTTTCGACGCCAATCGAGGGTATCGACTGAAATCTGTTCTTAAATGCTCAGCTTCAAAGACAAGTTTCGTGGCGTAGTCCAGAAGGCTATGCAGACGAATGTAAATCACGTTGATGAGGGCGATCAGCTTTGCGGTCACGGGCGAACCGATGTGACGAAGCCCATCCGGGCTCACGCCGGGGGGATAGAAGAGTTCTTCCAAGTTGAGCGTTTTGTAGAATTCGCCCTGAAGTTGGACGACCTCGATCAGTGCCTCCTGAATGCCAGAAACCAGCCTGCGGCAGTCATACAGGTATAGGAGTTTGTGAGTCGTCCGGTCGCTGTTTGCGCCAACGAATTTTTCGAAGAGGTCACGGGAGATTGGCGCTTCTGAGTTTAGTCCGGCAGTCACGACCCACTCTGGCACTGTCGGAAGTATTGCGTAGTATTGTCCAATCCCATCGAAGATTTGTGCTGCAAGGGAATCGTGCATTCGAACACAAATATTCTCGATCTCATGGGATAAATCACCAGTGCTGGCACGCCAGACTCCCTGAGGGTCAAACGAAAAGTAGACCACACCGCTGCTCGGGACGTCCGAAACGGGAACGCCGTGCAAATTGAGGTAGGTCGGCTGCCGATCCGAGGCGCTCATTTTTGTCGACTGACTGAACATGCGTTCGAAGCTACACGCACAAAATTTTCTTGGCCAGACAGTACTGTTAGCCGCCACAGCAACGCTCTTCCAATAAACACTGGTCGCCAATGCCCACCTCCCGCGAAACCATCCTCACCGCGCTGCACACCCTGCTGCAGGTGCAGCCTGCCACCGTCTTGCGCGGCGATGTGCTGCCAGAGCGCGTGCCAAGCGATGGCCTGCAGATCCTGCGCGACGGCGAACCCGGCGAGCCCGAGGTCACGCTTTCTCCGCTACGCTATCACTACCAGCACCGTGCCGAGATCGAAGCGGTCGTTCAGGGCACAGCCCGTGACGTCGCCTTCGACACGCTGACCGCCAGCATCGGCACGGCCATCGCCGCCGACCGCACGTTGGGCGGTCTCTGCGACTGGGTCGAGGCGGAAGCGCCGAGGCCAGTCGATCTGCCCATCGAGGGCGCGGCCAGCTTGAAGGCTGCCGTCATTCCGGTGGTGCTGCACTATTCAACGGCCGATCCGCTTGGCTGATCCCGACAACCCGAGGAGAACACAATGGCACGAGCCCAAGGGGCGCGGGCGCAGATGGCGCTTGCGTTCGAGACGACCTATGGAACGCCGCCCGTGGGCGGCTTCACCAAGATGCCCTTCGCCAGCACCTCGCTGGGGGCGGAGCAACCACTGCTCAATTCGGAATTGCTGGGTTACGGCCGGGATCCGCTAGCGCCGATCAAGGATGCGGTGACCGCCGATGGTGATGTTGTCGTGCCGCTGGACGCCGAGGCCTTTGGGTTCTGGCTGAAGGCAGCCTTTGGTGACCCAACCACTACCGGCACCGGCCCCTGGACTCATGAATTTCAGTCAGGAAGCTGGACGCTGCCCAGCATGTCCATCGAAACGGGCATGCCAGAGGTACCCCGCTATGCGATGTATTCCGGCTGCGTGCTCGACCAGATCACCTGGCAGATGCAGCGTTCTGGTCTGCTGACCGCCACGGCGCGGCTGGTAGCGCAGGGCGAGACCGTGGGCACGACGACGAGTGCAGGCACGCCTGCAGCGCTCGGATTGCAGCGCTTCGGCCATTTCAACGGGGCGATCACCCGCAACGGCTCGGCCCTCGGCAATGTGGTTTCGGCTGATATCACCTACGCCAATAACCTCGACCGGATCGAAACCATCCGCTCGGACGGCCGGATCGACGGGGCAGACCCTTCCATCGCCGCGCTGACCGGTTCCATCGAGGTGCGCTTCGCCGACCAGACGCTGGTGACACAGGCAATCAACGGCGATCCCTGCGAGCTGGAGTTCGCCTATGTGTTGCCGTCGGGCGAGAGCTTCACCTTTACCGTGCACGCGGTCTATCTGCCGCGCCCCCGGATCGAGATTTCCGGTCCGCAGGGCGTGCAGGCGACTTTCGACTGGCAGGCCGCGCGCGACAGCACGGTCGGCCGGATGTGCACCGCCACTCTGATCAACGACATTGAGGTATACTGATGCTGACACTCGACCTGACGAACGCACCGCGCTGGCATGATCTTGCCCCCGGCGTTCGGGTGCAACTGCGACCGCTGACGACAGCACTGATGGTTGCGACGCGCAGCGACACCGCTGTGGAGGCGGTCCCCGAGGCCGCATCCGACGAAGAACGGGCAGTTGCTTTCGCAAAAGCGTTAGCGCGGAGGGCAGTTCTCGCTTGGGAGGGAATTGGCGATGCAGACGGCAATCCCATCGACCCTAGTCCATACGCCGTCGACGCGCTCCTGGACATCTGGCCGATATTCGAGGCCTTTCAGCTGACCTACGTCTCGAAGGGCTTGCTGCTGGAACAGGAAAAAAACGTCTCCGCGCCCTTGCCGAATGGTCCTTCGGCGGGGGCGATCGATACTGCCAAGCCTGCGGGCAAGCCTGCCCGGACTGCCCGGCGCGGCTGAACCGACCCATCACATTCGATGGCTGGCAGGTCTGGGACCTCGTCGGCCGTCTCGGCGGCCAGCTGCGTGTGCTTCCCGGCGCGGTTGTCGGCTGGGACATGTCGGCGGCGCTGGCGCTGGCCGATGCACTCGGCGTGCCACCTGCCGCAGCAGCTGAACTGTTGCCCGTCATCGAAGCGGTGATGGTCGCCAAACTC